AATCTTTACAGAATAGAAAATAATGCAAAATTATGGCTTAGATCAAAATCTTTTGTAGATGTATGCGATCTAGCCGATAAACAACCAAATTATATTATGAAAATTTATGACAAAATTAAAAAAAAAGAAAACCTTGAACAAGATCAAGCTGCAAAATATCTCAGATTTTTACTTGTATCAAAACGATAATGAGAATTGCCAATTTTTTATTGTAAGAGATGACAACCAAAAACCTAACTTAGTTATGGTTTATAGAAATTTTGAAAACGAACAACAAATATTAGATTTTATTGAGGGTATTAGACTAGCCGACAATCCCCAAAGCAGTAGAACAATACATTAAACATCTACTTAAAAGCCCTCTTAAAGAGCTTTTAACTAAATATTTAAAATTCTATACTTATTGTAAATTCTACTTTTAATTCATCACAATAGGTATTTTGTTCTGCATGGTGTTTTAACATTGAGTAAAGTTCCCCAAGATCATAACAACTATCATTAAGCTCTAATGTTTTTGTTATTACTTTGGGTTTTTTAAAATCAACAAATTTACATTTTTTGTTATCATAAGCACCATTTTTTGTATCTGTTCTTGATACTTTAATATTGTCATATCTAAGCATTATTATTTACCTCTCTTTCTTTTTCCTCGCTTTTATCTTCTTGTATTAGTTCACCTTGAGTATAGCCTTGTTTTATCATCTCAGCGATATGCTCAAGATCAATTTCATTTGGTTCGTAATTTGGGTAATCATCAACTGATAATTTCCACCAAGTAGATTTTATTGTCATTATTTACCTATACCTAAAATTAATTATAATATTCTTTATATTCTGATTTAATTGGCTTTGTAATAAATTGCTTAAACATATCACATTTACAAGTTTTTAAATCATATTCATAAGCCTTTAAATCATGTTCAAAAACTACTTTCCAATATTCTTTTTTTGGATTTAAATCTTGAATATAATCTTGTTGCTCTGAATTTAGGTCTTCGTAATATTCTTTAAAAACATTTGAAACATCAGTCCACCTAGTTTGATAAGTTCCGTTTAATAATAATACTCTGACTGGAACTATATTATTATTAAATAAAGTTTCTAATCCCTCTAAGTTATCGTCTTGCTCAAATTGATTAGCTATTTCTGTATAATCAATATTATCATTCATTATTATTTACCTCTCTTTCTCGTAAAATATCTAATGGATCGTATTTTATAATTGCGTCTATATCTTTTTTAGAAAAATAGAACATTAATTTACGATATAATAAATTTAATTGTTTAATCATTATTATTTACCTCTCTTTATTTGATTAATAGTTATTTTAGCTTTTTGATAAAAACTATCATCTGGCATACAAGTATCTAATCCTTCTTGAAATTTGCAATCATAGCAATATTCAGGATCTATATGAGTACAAGAATTTTTAGAAAATAATAAATAATTTTCATTTACATTTGCACTACCACAAGAAACACAGACTGAAATACCCTTATCTACTAAATCTTTATAACTATACATTATTTACCTCTCTTTATTATAATATAACTAATGTAAACAAAGCCTATAATTATAAATAAATCTAGGCCATTAAAACCTTGCATAAACATCAAGCAATATCCTTATAATGTTCTTGATAAAAATCATTATCAAGTATAACGAATTGATCCCAATCGACTTTAAAAAATCTATAATCAGTCAATCCACCTCTTGCGTCTGCTCCATTATGAATTGACAAAGCTATTATATCATTGTCGTAAAGATCATCTCCAAAATGCAAATACTGTATATCTTGAGATAAGACATTATCAAAGTTGTAAGTATAAACACAATGTATCTTGTCATCAGTTAAAAATTTAGACATAAAATCCTCTACATCATTCCAAACATTTGATCTACCATTAGGATTATTAAAGGCGTGATATTGATCTCTTTTTATCCATTCATTTAATTTTTTTGTCAATTCTGGTAAGTAATGACATGAATTAATTAAATGATGATATAAAGATTTAGTGATAATAATATCTTTAGGATCAGATTTATCAAAATGTAGTTCTTGTTCATTCATAAAATCTAAATGCGTTTTTTTTTGGTTGCGTTGCCAATGTCTGCCATTGTCGCCTCCACTATCAAGAAAATGCTTCCCTGTATTCTCGGTTAGCATTTCATAAATAGCTTGTTGTGTTTGTGTTGTCATAATTTTCTCTCTTTCATTGTGTTAATAGATCATAAAAAAAAGAAAAAAACAAGAAAAAAAGTTAAATTAATCTAAATATCTTAAATACTTTATATATAGATAATTAAGCAATTTATCCTGATCTTTTTGGCCAAGCTGCTTATATTCTTTATTTAACTGTTTATCCTTAATAATAAGCTCTATAAGCTGATTATCTTTGTTTATATCTCTTTTTTTAATCATACTAATATAGACGAATTTCACGCCAAATTATTCCAAAAAACCACGAATTATTAAAACTTAATGATTAAATACTTAAATAAATACTTAAAGATATATAAAGAACTATATAAGATAATACATAGAATATATATAGAAATGGTTGATATACTTAGATTGTGTAAGATCTATCTTTGTTTTTATATTGATGGATATATAAAATAACAAAATACATTTTACAAAGCCTATAAAGACAATAACAAACAAAATAAATTAAGAACTATATAAACAAATATATAAAATAATATTTTATTACAGTATTTATAATATTATGATGTATATCGGATAATATTTATATAAATATGTACTATATTATTACTATTATTTTATATGAACAAAATACAAACAGAACTGTGTTGTAAAAATTTATGTGACAACCCCCATCGTATTTTTTTTTATAATTATACTACCGATTACAACTCAGAACTAATGTCCATAAAGGCCTTGCCCATATAAATACAGATATGATAGAGTTTACAAAAAATAAAAAAGATATACCTGAAGGTAAGCTATATAGTGAGCTAACTATATTTGGCTGGGATAAGAAAAAAGAGATGCAGCACAGAGTATGTTTATATTGTGATGCTTGGGGATCTTTTGCTATACAGCCGAAAGACGCATACAGACAGTATTATTTTTTATGTGGAGATCATTACTCAAGTGAAAAAACAGAAAAAATCTAAGCCTAAAATTGATGTGTTTAGTATCTTGGTCAAAGAGCTGAATGACAGAACCCCTGTAAAACAAAACTCAGGTAAAGGTATTGTCAAAGATAGCACAGTTGCACGAATACAAGATATATATAGTGGGGATAAGAAAGACGATGTATGAACACGATTACGATCCCATACAAGCCTAGAGACCTACAAACACAAGTACACAAGAACCTTAAAAGATTTAATGTATTAGTATGCCATAGACGATTTGGCAAGACTGTCTTGACAGTCAATGAACTTATAAAGAAATGCTTACAATGTAAGCTACCACGACCACGATATTATTATATAGCTCCGACCTATAGCATGGCAAAAAGGATAGCTTGGGATTACCTCAAGTATTATACCTCTGTTTTACCCAATATGGACTACCATGAGACCGAATTAAGAGCCGAGCTACCAAATGGGGGTAGAATTCAGTTATTAGGCTGTGAGAGGCCTCAAACGCTAAAAGGACTATATATTGATGGAGTGGTATTAGACGAGGTTGCCCAAATGCCTCCGAAGATGTGGACTGAGGTCATACGACCAGCTCTATCAGACAGAGAAGGTTTTATGATTGCGATTGGTACTCCTCAAGGTCATAACGCCTTCTTTGATCTCTATAATCATGGACTGCATGATGATAATTGGTACACAGAGAAATTTAAGGCTAGTGAAACAAAAGTAGTGAAAACAGAAGAACTAGCAGAGGCAAAGAAATTAATGCCTCCAGAGATATACGAAGCTGAGTATGAATGTAGCTTTGAAAGTTCTGCAATAGGAGCTATCTATTCACAAGGACTGAATAAAGCAGAAGATGAAGGCAGAGTAACAAAAGTGCCTTATGATCCTACAATGAAGGTATCGACCTTTTGGGATCTAGGTATGGCAGATAAAACTTCTATATGGTTTTGTCAGCAAAAAGGAACTGCTATACATCTGATAGATTATTTTGAGGACTCAGGAGAAAGTTTAGAATACTACTCATCGGTGCTACAAGATCGTGGATATATCTACGATACGCACTATCTACCACACGATGCACAAGTACGAGAGATCGGAACTGGTAAATCGAGGGTAGAAATAGCACAAAGTCTTGGTCTATCAACCAGCATTGTGCCTAAAATGAGTATAGAAGATGGTATTAACGCAGTCAGAATGACATTATCACGATGTTATTTTGACTTTGAAAAGACAAAAGAAGGACTAGATGCCCTAAGACAGTACAGATGGGCAGTCAATGACAAAGGCGAAAGCAAAAATAGACCACAGCACGACTGGACTTCCCATAGTGCAGACGCATTTCGCTACTTATGTACTGGATTACAGGAAACAAAGAACTGGGCAACACAAATTAAATATCCGAAACTAGGAATTGTATAATGAAATTAACGAAAGAAAGATTAAAAGCACTTATATCGCAAGAAATTACTAATTCTCTTGGCTATTATGGTGGTGAATTATCTTCACAACGCAAAAATGCACTAAAATTTTACTTAGGAGAGCCACTTGGCAACGAAGTAGAAGGGCAATCGCAAGTTAGATCGCAAGATGTGCTAGAAGTTGTAGAGAGCATACTACCAAGTATGATGAGAATATTCACACAAGGCGAAAGTATCGTAAGATTTGAATTC